TTCATAGTAATATTATATTTAGACACTATCATTAGCCTCCTTTAGGGAAGTAATGATTTTGCCCCCCCCCAAGTTTTGTGTAAGATTAATCATATTATACTCCTTTAATAAAAAAACAATATATGTGCATATAACATATAGTCTCCATGACACAGTATCCTTATATCATCATACATGTCAATATAAAAAATACTTGATGTACCTGAAGAACTCATTATTTCAAAACTTGTTTCTCCGCCTTTTTTGAAAATAAAAGTATTATATAAATGCGGCTCTTGAACAGAAGAACTAACACTTATTATCGCCCATTTATAAGTTGTATACCCTTCATTAAAAGATATATCTATTGTACTATAATCTTGATCTATCTCTCCTTCCCAATAAGCAGCTACCCCCCCCGATGGGGCAATTTCGTTAGTTAATTTTTGTCCAATACAACCATTAATAATCATAATATTTCACTTCCTTTATAATCATCCATAAGGATATCCATAAGAATAATCCCATCTTGTACCACCTAAATAAGATGTTCTAAAATAATTATGAATTCCATCTCCTCCATAATATAGATACTCTTTAGGCAAACATCTCACATAATCAGTTCTACCAGCTTTTTCTTTTGCCCAATTATTAAGAACATCAGTGGCTAAAACTTTCAAATCATAACCATAATCGCTGACTGTTGGTACATTTGCACTATATGCAAATTGATTAGGTTGCAAAATTACACCTGAGATAGTATTAGGAAAATTACTATTATCTACTCTATTCAAAATAACCCACATAACACAGGCAATTTCAGTTTTACTTTTAATTCCTCGTGATTCACAATAAGCAACTTTAGCCAACATATTTACATCATTAATTGTATAATAATCTTCATAATTAAAATTATCTTGTGTTACATTAAGATAATTTTCAATATGAGTTAAAATTTGTTCTCCTGTGTTCTTTTCATTAAAAAAATCTGTTTTTTCATATTCATTCAAATTCAAAAAATCAATTTTTAAATTTCTTTGTTGTTCATAAATTGCCCCAACAATTAAACTATGATCTGTATTTAATTTCGCGCATTCATACATCTCTGTCATATAATTAACATTTGCATCAAAATTTTCAATATTAACACCATTAGGAACTCTTGCATAAACAGTAATACTTAAAATTAAACACAAAATAATTAATAAAGTTGAAATACGTTTAATCATAAATAATATTTATCCTTTTTATTTTTGTTCTTTTTTCGGCGAATTAGGAAGTGGCATCCAGTGGGTGACAATCACAGGGTATCCTTTCCCCATTTTTCTTTCAATCCCCCAGTGATCTTTGTAGTTGTGTTTAAAGTTGGAATATGCAAGGCCATCAAGTCCATAAATTTTGTTGTTACCCCAATATTCAGGAGCATAGACAAAATACCATCCATCCTTTTCCGGTAATCTCTCCTTGACGCTAATCCAATCATTCATGCTGTCCGCCCTCCCCGTCGTGGATGTTATTTTTTCGTACACGTTCCCATCTTCTGTAATTCGCTTGGCTTATTTTTTCCCGATGCTGATCTGTCAGGGTTTCCCCTGCATTATGATAATGTTGATGTGTTGTAAATGGGACGAGGGCCAGATTCTCTTTTCGTGCATCCAACTTGTTTTCGTTGATGTGGTGGACAATATACCCATCCGGGATTTCTTCTTGTAGCCAATACATCATGAGTAATCTATGAATTGAAATTTTTTTATCGTAAATGCAAATTGATGGATAGTCTCTACGTAAAACTATTTTCTTTGTACTGCAAATCGGTTTATCACTATACCATAACGCAGCGTTAATTAGCTCGTTTTCAGCATAAATCGCATTACAGCAGTTTACAAGTTTCACTTTCCTTTGTTCATTAACTATCATCTTTTCCTCCATCGAATTTGTTGCCGACGATCTCAATTCCGCTCGTTGACAGATGTATATTTACGCCCATGCTTTCAGCGCCATTCAACCAAACACAAAATCTATTCCACTCTTGATCATAGCATACAGGGGCTTCTTTTTGTTCGCCGTTCCAGTTCGTCCAATGGATGATATCCCCCTCAAAAATCTTCGTTCCGTTCTTATCGGTCATTCCGGTGTACTCGCAGACCGTGGAGGGGTCAACTTCAACACGCGTCCCTGTAATATCATGAATATCACAAATTTCATGTACATCAAGTACACCTATTGGGCCTATGTAATACCCTTCTACCCACTCGCCAGACAAAAGAGACTTCCCCTTAAACAAAATCTCACGCACTTTTCACAAACCTCCCAGTTTTTACGTCTCTATTCGGTATAGAAGTTCTTTTCCTTTTATTGGACGCTTGCATTTCCCATGTAATCCATTCACAGTTTCCTGGTTCATAGTTCCCATCAACATTTTTTCTTTCAATAGTTAATTCATCGCTATATCCATTTTCTAATGCCCACAAATAAAACCGTTCAAAATCTTCCCACTCTTTACACACAGAAATTCCACGCGCTCCGTAGTTTTCATAGCCAGTTGCCGTTTTATATTTGCAACGAGATATCATACCTCTCCAAATCCTATAAATTCTCGTTCCCGCCATCCCGTGTTTTTTGTTTCTTTCAGATAGTTCAATATATCTTTGACATCCACAAGACTTTATTCTTCCGCTTTTCAAATTTGCGCTAATTTGCACTGTTTCTTTTCCACATTCACATTTACAAAGCCAATATCGAGTGTTTCTTTTCCCTAAGTGATGTACTCCTAATACGGTTAATTTCCCGAATTTTTTCCCTGTAATATCAATCGGCTTCCCCATACTGCTCACCTCCATCGCTTATCCGCTTGGCTTTGAAAAGGATCTCTCTCATTCTGCACCTCCGATGATCTCGTCAAGGGTGATGATTTCATTTTGGCGAAGAGAAGGAAACAAAGAGGGGTCGAGTGTTGCAATGACAAGTTTCCTGTTGAAAACTCTAATGCCGAAGCCATACATCTCAATGCTTTCTGCCTCTGAGTATAACATCTTGATAGCCTTTGCTCTCTCCACCTCCTGCTCCGTCCAGCGGGGCTTGCGGATGATGTAGTCAGAGTGATTGATAATGTAACAAAGTTCGCTGGAGGCCACTTCTCCACCATGTACATTTCTAATTTCTCCATCTGTGCCGATAAGATAACTTTTCGCTTCGTCAAATGGGAAATCATTAAACTGGAAGCTCTGATTTACCTCCACCCTAAGCACCTCGCAAATTCTCGGCTTGTTCATGTTGGCCTCCTCCATATTAGATACAGAAAATATTTTTTCCGTCTCAGAGTTTTGAAACTTTATAGACATTTTCTTTATTGTTTCTTCGTTTATCAAAATGAATTGTTTTTGTATTCATTTTTATTTATTTACTAAATAATTCTTGATATATTTGGCTTGTTATTACATCTTGGCTATCTTGATATTTACCTTGATATTTAGTTAAAACTTCACCAATAATAGTATGATAATAAATTTGACAAATGTCAATATTTGGATAAATCACTATTGGTTGAACACAACTTAATTCTAAAGTCCAATATCCTCTAAAACCAATATCTCCAAATCCAGCAGAAATATGTACAAATAATCCTAAACGTCCGTGGGAAGATCGCCCTTCTAACATAGGAACAAGATTTTGAGTTTCAGTATATTCATTGGTTCTACCCAGATATACTCTTCCAGGTTCTAACAACAAACCTTCTTCAGGAATTTCAACAATATGATAATCATTATTGATTTTCATATCTAATTTTTGTTTGTTGTAAACTAATAATTTATTGTTTAAAGTTAAATTATAGCTATTAGGATTAAGTTTGTTAAAATCAAAAGGATCAATAATAATTGAATTTCCTAATCGTTTATAAATTGCATCTCCAGTTAAAATCATAAAATATTTTTATACTCCTTTTGTTTTAATCAAGCATATCTCTTGCTCTTTTCAATCTTTCTCCAATAGCTTTTCTTTCTTCTTCTGTTAGCACTCTCTTCTTTTTAGGAGAAATAAATTTAAACCAATCAAAAGGTACATGTGCAACAATACTTCCATCAGAGTTTTTTTCAAAATCAACTAAATCAGGATAAATTTCTTTATATTGCTCAATTTTTGAAATAAATTTACGTTCGCTTGTATATAAAGTGCATTTTTCTTCTCCAACGATTCTTTCAATAGAAGTTTCTTTCATGATTATATCTCCTTTTTATTCTTCTATATTTATACCAATTTCATTGGCATAATGAACCTTAATATCAAATTCTTCTTTAAGAATGGTTATTGTATCGTTTGGATTTCCGTAAAAAAATTCTTTGTGTTTATTTTCTTTGTTTACTCTTTTTGAGTCCAATCTTTGATGTATCTTTGTTTCTATATCAAAAACATTTTCTGAAAAAACCAAACCATTACATTCAAATACAAAAGGTACGCTGGCACTTGATAATTCAGACAACCTAATTAAAGGATTTAATCTTCTTGTGCAACCAATTTTATACATACCTGGCATAGATTTAGTAGTTGCTATATACAACCATCCAGCTGAACTATGATTAATTCTCCAATCAATCTCATTTTGTCTTTTATCAATTTCAGCGAGCTTATTTTTAATTTGTTCTTGATCTTCTTTTGTAATAGATTGGCTTAAAATTTTTTCTAAATCTTTTCTTTCCTTTTCAAGTCTTTTTTTCTCTTTGTCTGCTTCAAAAAGTAATTTTTCTTGTTCTCTTAATTTAAATCTTGCTTTTTTAGCTTCTTCTTTTTCGTTAATTTGCGCTATTTTTTTATCTAATTCTAATTTTAATAATCTGATACTTAAATGTAAATATTCCTCGTTAATTTTTACTCCAATTATTGAAGCCTTTTTATTACATCGGTTAAAATTATTAGTGATTAAATCTATACTTCTTGACAAATTTTGAGAAGTTACGCTTTTTTTCTTTCTATCAAAAAAAGAATTAAATCCAAACAATAAACTTTCACAATAAGAATGTTGAAATAAAATACCTTTTGCTAAAGAATGATCTACTTTATACTCTTTTATAATTATATATAAAGCATTTCTCGATATAAGTTGAGCCATTTCTTTTTTAATTTGATCTATCTTAGTGTTAATCTCAACAAAAGAAGTAATTTCAGGAATATATTCTATTCCTATATCTTGTAATTCAATTAATCCTTTATTAGTTCCTAATAAATTTATTGTTTCATCTAATTCTTTTTTATAAATTTGAAGTTGTAAATTAATTGTATTTAATTCTTCTTGTTTTTTATCAATTTCTAATTGTATTTTATTATTTAATAATTTTTGAATAAAAAAATTAAACATATCGTATTCCCTCATTATCACTTTATTGTTTATAATAAGATTAACATAATTATGTTTAATTGTCAAATTATTATTTTTATAAATTATACCAAAATATAACGATTATTATTAACAATTTTGACGAATATTATTAATAATGCCAATTAATTTTGTCTTTTTTCTCCGGTGGGTAACGATAGGCAAGCCAAGATTCTCCGTACTCTTCCAGTAAATAACCCTGGACTGATATGCTTTACAGGACAAGGTGTTTTCCTCTGTCCCAATATAATAGTCTCCACTGGCTTTTCCCCGGTTCTTCAAGATTTTGTACCCATACAGGCTCTTCATTCATCTCCCACAGCTCCTCCAGCGTCAGCGGCTCGTTCGGCGGGGTGAGGGTGGGCATACCCAAAACAAGATCCTCTGCTCGCTCCTTATCCTGTTCGCTATCCCAGCTACATACCTGGATTTCAAACAATAATTTGCTGGCATCAATCGGTCGCATCGTTCAGCACCTCCAATCTCCATATACTATACGGAGCATGATACAATCGCCCATCATCTGTACACACCATAATCTGCATTGCTGAGGCGGTCGGGGTGTAGATTTTTGTTATCACGCCCCGGACACCGCTCACCATGCAAACGACCCTGTCACCTATCTCCATACAGCGCCTCCAATCTCTCCATCACCATCTGCACGGCCTCGTCCGTCATGGGAGCGCCGCAGGAAGGACAGAAATTTCCATCTTTCACAAAAAGGGAGATCGCAAACGCTTCGTATCCACACTTTGAGCATTTAACAACAGCAAAATGATCTATTTCGCTTGTATGACTATATTTCCACTTCCCCCTCCACACCTTCTCCACCTGCTCCCGGCTGACAGGACGGAGGGCGGAGAGGGCGGCTTCCTGCCATGCGTTTACCCATTCTGACAATGTTTCGGTTTCGATGTGTTCGCAAATCTCGTTGACGTTCACATCAGCAATCAAATCTTTTAGGCTCACTCCATCCCCTCCTTCGTCATCTCTGTTCTTCCCTCCCCGGCCTAAATATCACAACCATACAAGGAAACGGTGCATTCCATTTGGCGCCGCCAAATTTTAGTCGGCCGGGCACAAACCGGATCTCTGCCTGGTGATAGATGTACCGGTGAAACCACTGCGTGTCCGTCCTGGCTGGCAGCAGCATCACAACCGTGGCACCTTCTGAAACGCTGGCAACCGCTTTTTCGACCCATTTCCCGATCTTCCGTCCATAAGGAGGATTGCACCATACAACACCGGTCCAGGGCTGAGACAATCCGTCTTGCTCTGGGGTGTAATATCTTTCACACTTCGCATTCCACGGCAGAGCGCATGCGTCCAGGGAAAAACAAAACTCTGCATTGAGTTGGTCAAAAAATGCTTGCGGTGTTTCCCAGAGATCCGTTGTGCTGGTAAACATTCCTTTTGTGATACTCAATCTTTCCCCCCCAGCGTCGCCAATTCCCCGCCGCAAGCCATATATCCACAACAATCTATCCAACTGTCTATATGATTTTGATTAGAAGACGCACGAGCAATTTTTAATAAAGCCATAAGTAAAGCTACTGTTACTTCGTCTACTTTTACTTCTGTCCCATCAGCTACACATCTTGAACGAATTACAGGCTCCCAAAGTTTAGCAATTAAAGAAAAAGAATTTTCAGGTCCACCATATTCTTTGTTACGATCTTGCGAAACAATTCTTTCTGCTTCTTCAAGAATTGCTTCACGTGAATCAAATATATTTTCTTTTACATATTTTTTCATATTTTCTCCTTTTTTTTACATTATTTTTTTATTAATCCATGCAATAGCAAATTAGAAAAATATAATCGCTCTAATTATTCTTCGTGACTGATTCTCTTTCGTTCGCCAAAACTGCAATACTCATCCCACTGGTGTGTCAACATCATGTGCAGGCATTCACAAAGAGGGGATTTTCCGTCACAGTCAAAGGAAATTTTACTCTCTTTGCCATACTTGCACTCCCGTGCCTCACCTCCGCAACGTCGGCAGTTGGGATACGCTCAATATATTGCGATGGTTCAAGACCTTTTGCCCATGCATGTTTTGCGGCTTGTATAGCGTCCTCTCGCTTGATGTACTCAGCCATTCTTCATCTACTCCAACTCGGCCTCTTGCTCTTTCAACAATGTATCTCGCCGTTCCAATTCTGCAGCCTGTTGGGCAATCAGTTTTGATTTCTGTTCCAGCTCGGCCCGCAGCTTCTCGTTTTCGATCTGGAGCGTGGAGAGGGCGGTAGCGGCATCAAGCGCAACGCCCCTTCCCAATTCTTTCCCTTCAAAATATCCATTTAGTTGCTCAATTAGCTTCTTAATATCCATTATGTAGCGTCTCCTTTCTTTTCGTCACTACTCGCTCACAGGAAAACAAGAAGAATCTCTTAAACATCCACCACGGCATAATTACCAGAAAGAGAACCCATGCCATATCACTCAATATTCTCATACAGCACTTCCAATCTCTTTCTTAGTTCCTCCCACGCCTCCGGGGTGAGGGGGCGGCCGCAGCAAGGGCAATACTCCCATGGAATCCAGTCGTTTTGTGCGTCACACGTGGTACACGCTTTTGGATGCCATCCGAAATTTCGGCAGGCCACGCAGGTTTTCCTCTCACATTCAGTACACCCCACCCACACCCGCTCCATCTGCTCCTGCGTGGGTGGGGTGAGGGCGATAAGAGCAATCTCAGTCATCTTTATCCCTCTTTTTTTTGTTTTTCTTTATATTATCTATTCATCTTGTAATTGTCAAGTGTTATTTTGAATAAAATATATAATATATTATATAATAAAATTATTTATTTTTACACTTGACTTTATAAAATCTATTATATATAATATATATTATATTATTATATATTTAA